TACCAAACCACAAATCTGCACTTGAATTGGTAGAGCCATTAGCATTGTGAATGAATATACCAGATGACGTAGAAGAATCACCATATGCTGTAATACCATTTGATGTGGTTTCAAATTTCTTGGAGTCATTATGATAAAGAGAAACTGAACCACCATTAACAAACTTTGCCAGGGTTTCATTAACAGCATTATTCGTAATTCTTAAATCATCAGCTGCAATATATGATGCAGTACCATCATGATAAAGTTGTAAGTCATCACCAGCACCAATCAATAGTTTTTGGTTGTCACCAACAAGACTTAAATGACCATTAGAAGTTAAACGAAGTAATTCTGTTCCATCTTTTCTGAACTTAAGATTGTTTGAACCATGATCTCCACCAATCTTATAATTTGCTGTCCCAACAAAGAATTCAACATACGCACCATTACCAGCACTACCAGCAGAATTAATTCTCAATGCAGAAGTATAAGATGATGGTTGAGTAATTTCCATCATACGACTGGAATTAATCGAAGACTGATTGAGACCTAATCTACCATCACTATCGATACGAAGTCTTTCTGAACTTCCTGTCGCAAATCTGATGTCAGTTGCTCTGATACCAAATGATGTTAAAGCACTCGCCGCAGTATTTGTTGCTTGGAATCCTGTTACATTACCAATTTCACCTATAGAACCAGTAAATCTAATAACCTTATCGGTGTCTTCATGAATAGCAACTCCGGTACTTTCTGTTTCAAGTTTCTTAACGTTGTTGTGGTAAAGTTCTACTGCACCATCATATTTAACAATAACACCTTCCTCTCCATCTTTAGGTTGTAATCTAATCCATCCATTTGCAGAATTTATTACATTTAAATTACCTACACTATTAGTAATATTCGAATCACCACTACTATGGTACAGTTGTAAGTCATCACCAGCACCGGCAGTGAACTTACTGTTATCAGGAACACTAACACCAGATCGAGCAGTTATAAGACCAACTGAATCTACATTAGTTACATCTTCATAAGTAAGTGTTCCACCAACAGATACATTACCTGTAACAGAAAAGTCACCAGTTACACTATTAGTAATGAAACCTGCACCATTTGTTAATTGGTTATTATTGGTGGGTATTGTTGGTTTATTTGTAAGATCGTCATAGTCAACACCAGTTAGGTTACTACCATCACCATAATAAGTTGCACCGGTTACAATACCTAATGTACTAATACCAGTTACAACTAAAGATGTACCAGTTATATTTGAGGGGTATTGACTTACATTAGGAGAAGCTTCAATCCATTGAGAAGAACTACTATCTGTATAGTAAATATATGTTTTTGCAGCTACATCAGAATACCACAAATCACCTGCGTCTGGTGATGAAGGTGGTGTTGAAGATATTGTTACTCCGCCACTCACACCAGTAAGGTTGGACCCATCACCATAGTATTCTGTTGCACTAACAATACCACTATTACCATAAACAGTAACACCAGTACCAACATTTAGATCACTAGTGATGTTTACACCACTAGTTGTAGTTTCAAGTTTCTTACTATTGTCATAGTAAAGTTCTACCGTACCCGGTGGTGTTACCACCAGTGCTGTCTTATTTTCAGCGACGTTAGTAAACTTAAAAGCGTTTGACCTAAACTTTAAGTTTCCTGTTCCTTCATCACTAATATATGAGTGCTCAGAATCGTGGTAAATCTTTAAGTCACCACCACTTGCATCACCAAGTCGAATCTCTGCATCATCTGGCAAAGTAATATGAGTAGTGATACCAACTCCACCAGTAATATTGATACTACCAGTTCCTGTTATATTATTTCCATTAAGATCTAGATTGCCTCCTAGTTGAGGTGTTGTGTCATCAACAACTTGTGATATACTTCCACCAGCTGGTGATGTATCTATCCACTGTGAAGAGTTGGCATCAGTGTAGTAAATATATGTTCTTCCTGTGCTTGTGGAGTACCACAATTCACCTGCTTCTGGTGATGATGGTGCTGATGATGATATTGTTACAGTGCCACCAACACCGGTAAGATTTGATCCATCACCATAATAAGTTGCACCAGTTACAATACCTAATGTACTGATACCAGTTACAATTAGAGATGTTGCACTGACGTGTGTAGCAAAACCAGCAGATCCTGGTGGAGAAGAATCGATCCACTGAGAAGAACTTCCATCATTATAGTAAATATATGTTCTTCCATCACCAGAGTTGAACCACAATTCACCTACTTCTGGTGAAGAAGGAGCGGTTGTTGATATTCCTATTGTTGAACCAGCACCTGCTGCACTGATACCAGTAAGTTTTGATCCATCACCATAATAATAGTTTGCTGTTACAATACCAACATTTAAAAGTGCACTATTTTCCGAATGTGCAGCTCCATCTGGAAACTCTGTTCCAATGCCAACATTACCCTGAGTAAAATATGCATTATAAGTTTCAGTTCCTGCTCCTACCCTAAAGGGGTTGACTACAAAAGCAGTATCTCCAGCACCTGAATTTCTTGAAGAATATAAATATCCATCATTCGTATTTACTGCTAACTCACCAAGTGGAACCTGATCCGCGGTCGGGACTTTACCAGCAACCGAACTGCGCTTTAACTTAATTTTTGGATCTGACATGGTGAAGTTAGTATATACCTTTTAAATTTCTTATATAAGAAACCTTTAGATATTTATGTCTTCTACTTCGGAGTTCGTTTTCTTGGAGAAGAAACTTCCATCTTATCCTCAAAGGTATTTTGTTGAGAATTCAGTTCTTGAATTTGTGATGTTAAAGATTCAATGATTTGTTGAGATTTTAAAATTCTAGCCTCAGCTGATATAACTTGAGCCAATAAGTCAGCGGATTTGGATTGATATGCAGAAATCAATAGCTTAAGATCATTCTCGTCCATAAAAAAAGAGGGAAACATGTTCCCTCTATATATCGTTATTTAATTTATTATCAGAATTATGTGAAAGTTCCACCATCAATAGTTGCGTTTGTAATAACTACCGTACCACTATCACAACCAATAACCTCAACTGCAGATCCTGTACATCCATTAACATACAAAGAACCAAGTTCTAATGTACCACTGGTATTGTTTGTTATAACACCTGTATTTTCAGTGACATCTGCGGAAACTACAATACGAGAAGAACTGTCATCCCAGTAAATGGCTGCCTTCTTAGCAGAAACATTGAAGTAGTTGAGAACCAAACCAATATCAACGTTCAGATCAGAAGTTGGTGCAGAACCATCAACCATCCCCAATTCAAGGAGTTGGTCTTCAATAGTCGTTTGTGATGTATTTACCTGTGTAGTGGAACCATTAACAATCAGGTTTCCACCAACAGTAAGGTTTTGTGCACATGCAACAGCACCAGTACTATCTGTGATAGTAATAGCAGTAGTACCATCTTTTGCTTTCAGGTTGGTTGCTTCAACAGTTGGAACATCAAGGGATGTTGTAACTACAACCGCTGCAGGAAGACCAACAGTAATAGTTTGACCAGATGCAGAAGTTTCAACCTCATTAGCTGTTCCTGCAACAGTCAGTGACTGAGAATCGAGGTCAACTGCACCAGTTCCAGAATCACCAGCAATATCAAGGTCTTCTGCAGTTAGTTGAGCATCAACATATGTCTTAATTGCTTTAGCTGATGCAAGAGTATCATCACTACCAGATACTGATGTAATATCAGTGTCAATAGATGTGATTGCGGTTCCACTAGTAATTGTTAAACTATCAATGGTTGCGTTGTCAGCATCTAAAGTTGCTGTAGTTACAATACCAGAAGCAATATCAATACCAGTACTGTTAATTGTTACAGCAGAACCAACAACTACTTCAGTGAAAGATGCCCCAGATGCACCACCAAGAACATATGACTTTATTCTTGAAGCTGCCGTCTTTCTGTTTGTTCCTGAAGCGCCATCATCAACAATAAACAGGTCAGCATCAACAAGATCTGCACCAATATCGGTTGCACCATCTATATCAATATTAGCAACCTGTGCGTCACCAAAAGACAGAACACCAGATGCATCTGATTGAAGAACTTGACCAGATGTAGAAGCATCAGTACCTGGTAAAGTTAAGGTAAGATCACCTGCTAAAGTATCTGGTGATTTGAGTGCTACAGAATTTGTTCCATTATTAGTTCCTTCTACAACTTTTACAGAACTACCTGTAGTTGCCGCCTCTCTTGTCCAGTAACGATGAGAACCAAAGAATTTATTGCCACCAGTTGTGCTATTAAAGCCAACATATAATTCAAAAGTATCTGTTGTAAGAGCGGGTTCGCCAACCTGAAGACCTGGTAGATTAGCAAAAGCACCTCTCTTTATCTGAATTACAGGAGAAGCCATTACATATAAAACGTTTTGATAATATTATTTATACTTAAAAGGTGCCAGCATTCAGATCAAGGAAAAACATTTTATTGGGATCCACTTCTGCTTCTATTTGATCAATAAAATCATCAGGTAAATCATTATCACTTACAGATAATGAAAGAATATCATCCGCTGAAATCAGATCAAATTCATCAGTAGTGGCATTATATTTCAGTAACTGCTTATTTTTAGGAGATCCCAATTGTTTAAGATCTGAATCAGTAGTGTCTCTCATTCTTATTGGCATCAGAAGTTTCCTCCATCGAAGTTAGTAATTGAAATATCGCCCAAATCCACGTCTGTTTCTATTTGTTCAACAAAATCATCAGGCAAATCACTATCATCTACAGATGTTGAAAGAATATCATCTGCTGTCACTAGTATAAATTTGTCTGATGTACTATCATAAGAAACAATTAGATTGTCCTTTGTTGCATCCAAAGTTCCAAATTTGACATCACCCATCTCTCTAATTGCTGATGGTTCTCTTACCGATCGAACACTTAAATCGACTACTCTTTTTTTTGATACTTTGTTAGGACTGAGTGTTGCCTTTTTAACAACTGGCATAAGATTAACCGGTAGTAATTCCTGCTGTTACATTTACTTGTCCTTCAACCAATCTTGACACTCCACCTCCTGGTGATACTAACTTAACATCATAAACATAACGTCCTGGTTTTAAAGCGGCAGTTAAAGTAGATGCTAAACCAATACTAACTTCACCAGTAGAAGATATAATTGCAACTGAAAAGTTTGTAGATTGAGAAGCACTAGGATGCTTTCTCATCGATGAGGCCCCAGTGAACCCGGCAAGGTTGGATGTTGAGCCATTAGCTTCAGTAGAAACGAAAGTTTCTGAGAAATCAGCACCTTGAGAAATAGATATATTGATTACTGGGTTGACTGCCATTGTCTCACCTATTTAAAACTATTTATCTGTTGTCTGTTGTTTGAGTAATTTTTGTAGTTCTGCTGTAGAACCAACAAATAATGCATTGTTGACTGTAGTCGGTCCTTTTGTATCCTTCTCTTCGTTGACATCCTTCAATTTCTGTTGAAGTGTTAGTAACTTATCAGTTGCATCAGCAACATTCTTAATTAACTGACCAGCAACTTCATAAGCTCTAGGCATTTCACTTTCCTGAGCAAGTTCAAGAATACCATCAATGGCTTCTTGACCCTTTTCAATAATAGAATATAAATTACCTCTTGTATATTCGTAATCTTTCTTTATATCTTCTGATTGAGATTTGATGGTCTCAATCTTTTTGCTTACCTTCTCTATCTTTTCAACTTCTACTTCTGTGGGTTCCACATCAAATGTTTCATCGAGTTTATCATACTTTTTAGTCATATATTACCTCAAAAAAGATTAGCACTGAAACCAAAGTCATCACCAAACTCAATGAGTTTGTCGTCAGCTGGTGTAATACTATAGACAGCAGAACCACCAACATGTGTCTGAGCCTTTGTATTGTCTTGACCACGTTTGACATATAAAGTATTACCAATCACCTTCTCAACATACATCTCTTCTTGATCGACATAGATGTAAGATTTGGAAGTAACACCAGATCCACTTTCAACGTCAAAGGATGTATCACCCAACTCAATATTCTCAGATAGATTGGTAACAATACTTCCATCATAATCTTTAGTAGCTCTAGGTGTCACTTGATACGTGAGATCTCTTGTAGCTACACCACTATCTCCAGTTCCAGCTGCAACATAACCAACAGTAACCTTCTTAATGATATCTCCAGTAACATCAGTAACAGGACCAAACAGATATGTCTTAGCTGTAAATGTTAAGGTATAGATGAGAGCTCTTCTAGTTTCAAATGTACCCTCATAATCATCTTCCATTGTGATGTTATCCAAAACAATAGGAACATCACGAATTTCATTCAGATTGCCAAGAAACTTAATTCCAAGGTTATAAGTAGGTTGAAAATATGGTAAGATTTGTTCAACAATCTGTAACATATCATCGTTCAATTTCGTATAAATCGAAAGAACGATTGTCATATTATATGGAACAGGAGAATATACCCTCTTAACATCAGTTCCATCTGGGGCAGATGTTATGAAGGTTTGATTCTTTGTTGACTTCCTTGTAGGGTCATATTGTAAGTTCGTAAACTCAAATGACATCCTAGGAAGTGTAATCTGAGTAGGACGATTCAATTCAGTTTCTTGCTTCATTCGAGCAAGAAACTTTTGAGTAGGACCATATGCTAATGGAACCTTAATGACACTCTCTACAGCATCCTGAGAATTCTCATGCTTAACTTCGATATCATTAAAGAGAGATCCGAAGGCAATAATTACCGAACGAAAAATCTCATTGTAAAAGTACTCAAACATTGGTGAATATATTAACCTATACTATTATTTAGTTAAGGCATTCCAAATGGATTCTGTTGTGTGAAATCAATAATATCTTTAGCTTCTAATTCGATAGTATCGTTATCCGCAAATCCTGATACTAAATCATATTCCTGTTGAACACCTAATATAAATCTAGCACCAGATTCACCACCAACAACAACCTCACCAGGAGTAAAGTCACCATCAACAATAGAAACTTCTAATAAATTAGTAGTAATATTCCACTCTTTCACTCTAGCAGTGGTTCCAGAAGTTTCTCCAGTAATTACTTCATTAAATATGTAATTAGTTGTTCCAATTCCAGAAGCGAATGATGGTGGATCTGACAACACTACTGTTGGATTTGAACCATATCTGTTTCCTGAATTTGTTATGTAAATTGCGGTAACAATACCAGCTGCACTAATGGTTGAGATTCCTGTAGCTGTAACAAATCCTGTTGGTTGTGATCCAGAATAATTGAATGTTACTGTAGGTGCTGATGTATAACCAGTTCCACCACTCAATACTTGAACTGATCTTACATTACCCTCTGTTGTGATTCCAGCAGTTACAGCAGCACCAACACCAGTATCACCACTAGCTGATTGAATTGTGACCATTGGTGGCACAGTATATCCACAACCAGCATTGGTTAATAGGATAGCATCAATCATACCACCATAAAGACCATTACATTGAATATAATCATTTGTAATAGAAGCAATACCACTGGCAGTTATGCCTCCATCTGGAGCAGAAGTAAATCCAACTATTGGATTCTTAGTGTACTTCTTGCCCATATTCTTAATGTATATCTGTGATACAGATCCAGAAGCACAATAAGATGCAACAGCTGTTGCTGTTGTTCCACCACCCACCATAGTTAGTGTTTGAATATATCCAATCTGTGCAACTTCATCGTCAATCTCAACAATATCAGTATCAATAAGTTCATCCTCATAACGGAAGAGTTCACATGTCAGTGTATAGACATAGTTCTTCTTCAGTTGATAGAATGGTTTCTCGTGCTCTACAAACTTGATTTCAAATAACCTCTCACCAAGAGGGAAATAGATTAGATCACCTTCTTTGGGTCTATCGGAAAGTTCAAACTTATCCTCATCCTCAAACATCTTCATCAATGGAGCAATATAATTCTCATACCTTTCTCTCGAAATGATGAGTGTCAAATCGTCCTTATCCTCAATGCCAAACTTGGAAAGAATAGTTCCTTGTCCTAGATAACCCTCATAGTTATCCATATATGCTTCAAGAGGAAACGCACTCTTAAATTCAGATTGAATTACTTCTTGTAATACAGTTTTTGATGTGACATATGAACGAGGCATATAATAGCACTCAATTCCATACATCCTCAACTGTTCGTTGATAAGACTTTGAACTAAACCTTGTTCTGATTGTGTTCCGTTAAGAAAGAATGGATTAAGTGCCATAAGATCAACCTATCATGTCCATCGGAGGTAACTCATAATTAAATGTCATTCTCTCACGAATTGTCTCTAGTTCTTTTTCAGCATCATCATAAATCTGTCTACCATTGAACTCAATGCCACCAGGTAGTTTTACACCTTGGAACTTAATCAAGTTCATACCCCATTGTCTCTTGATAAGAGAAGTCAAGTAGGGTTTAATGAATGAATCATTCCAGATTCTAGTGTAATCAGTCCCGTCTAATGCTACGGTACAATCAATAACAATAAACTCACCAGCTTTAAGATTATCCCAATCGACATCCAAATATAATCTGTCTGACCTCTGATTAAATCTAACTTTCTTATGAGTATTGAGGAGAAAGTTCATCGTCTCCAAATAACTCATTGACATCGAATATGACGTTAGGTCATATCCAGAAGCACCCCATCCTTGAATGCCAGCTAGGTCACTCAACATCATTTGGTACTTCACATTAAACATCCCTGTACCCATAGTATCGTGATACTGGAAGATACCGGTCACACCAAATACACTTGGTGGAAGTTGAATATAGTTACTATTCTGATAGTATGAGAATGTTGTGGCTGTACCTACAATATTAGTTGTTACAGATGTAGTAGAAATACCAGCCGAACCTGACCCATTACTGGGAGCTCCAGGTGGTCTAGCTTTTCCTCTATCAACATCATCTTGTGATATTTGATACTTCAAATAAGATTGTTGGACACCATCAAAGTGTCTTTCATTAAAGAACTGTAGAGCGTCATCTACTAGATCCTCTATTTGTTCTTCGGCAACATTGATTTCCAATACAGGAGCACCTAATTGCCTCAGACAATAATCAATAAGTTCTTGTCTACTAGAGGGTTGTGCCATTACTCACAATACTTTTTTCTATTTATCTGCCAGTTTCAATAAGAGATTTTTGATATCATTAATATCATCCCTTATTGATTCAACTTTAGTTTCTAAACCATCAATACGTTCCTTATCGGATTGAAGTTTGTTCCTATTGGCAATGTAAGAATGGTATTCACTACTATTAGTGTTCACGATTGAGTTTGTTGAAGTATTCCTGTAAAGATTATCGTGATTCTTTACAGGAAGTTTTCTGTTGTTCATATCAAGCTAGTGCTAGTACTCTAATGTTTCTAATTAGTGGAACGATAGCCTGATTTGTGCTTGTTCCGAGAACCTTGATCCTAAAAGCGGTGAATGATGGAAGAAGTTCAGCCGTAAAGGTATACTCTTTGAATGATGATCCCGTAGGCTGTTGTACAATCTGATCATCTCTAACAGTCAGAGTATCAGGAGTTCCATCACTCAATGAGGTGTCTAGAATAACACCAGGTCTTCCAGAAAGATCCTTATTTTTGTATCCTGGGAAAGGAACAAATGTGGTATCCTGGACATCTTCTCCTTGATCGAAAGAGTAGAATACCCTAACATCATTAGAAGTGTGAACATACGCATCAAACTTAACTTGAATTGAAGTAGCTGGATTCTCAACGTTAATCTGTTTAGTGACATATATGAATGATGTTGGGTCATCACTGATACTATTTGGTCTAGGATCGGTGCTGTAGTCAGTAACGATACTATTGACTCTATTAGTAGTCAACTGAACAGTTGTACGATCCAAGTCCACCATAGGTGTGATTCTAGGATCCTCAGTATTGAAGAATGCGTTAATGGCCAATGATTTGTTACCAGGAACATCATCAAGATACTGATCTTCATTCACTTTGGATGCTACGATTCTTGGAGTATCAAAATATGATTCACCATTGAAAGATACAGATTCAAATCCCATATCTTCAAATGAAGCTTCTTTTCCAGAAACACTAGTTCCACTAGTAGTTCTCATAGTGGACTGAATTGAAGTTCCTGATGGTGTGATGTAGTTGAAGTTGGCTTTTGCCATCTCAAACTGTTGGTTGTATGATGAACGACCATTGGTACCACCACCACTCTTTGTTCTATTGAAGAACAATTCTGGAAGATCTCCCAAACCACTTCTATTTGTACCATAATCTGTATCACTAACATTAATCTTCAACTTATAGGAGTCGAGGGTGATTGCGTCTGATTCTGTTACATTATTGAAGTTATGAGTTCTGTTGATTCTTCTCAAAGAAACACCATTAATCTCATACAAATAAACTAGATCATCTGTACTGTGTGCAACGATGTTTGTATTGTCCACACCTCTTGTGATTCCAGTGAGAGTGTTTCCTGAGTAACCAGTATAAGAAATAATCTCACTACCAATGTTCACATAACCAGGATTAGTGGCTCCAACTCCGACACCTTCAAATACTGAGAAGTTAGATGTACTGGCGATCGAGATAGCTCCACTTTCTGTTGATGAATAATTAGTTGTAAGTTTTGTTGGAACTGTTTCACCCTTAATTTCACTCAATTTAACAATATTGACTGGTGAATGCATCCCGTGGTTTCTGAATCTCACATTCATATGTTGACCATCAGATTCAACTCTGATTGGTGATAGTGGATAAACTCCACCACCATTGATAAGTGCATTAGTCCCAAGGCTATCAGTAAATGTGAGTGTATCAGCCGAATTTGTACTAAATCTACCTTGAATTCCAGTGATACTCATCTCATCGAAATCAGTAATAGTGGAGATGGTGAACTTCATCCCTTGACCAAGGCTAAGATTGCCAATAGAGATGGGTTCAACCAAATCACCAACCTGATATCCAGTTCCATTTGAGTTAATGACTGCACCAGATGCGATTCCATTATTAACTGTAATATCCACAGTAGCGTTAATTCCACTACCAGTCAAACTAGTTACGGCAACTCCTGAGAAAACATATGATCCAGCGGAAGGAGTATATCCAACACCAGTATTGGTGATTGTTAATCCACTTACCTTTCCTGCAAAGTTCTCAAACTTACCAGTTGCTCCAGTATTTGTTTGAATGATACTGTTTCCAGATTCAATAGTAGAAGTGATCGGAGCACTTACATTCATCCTAACTTCTCTAGAACTCATATCAATATTATCTTTAGAGATGATCTCTAATTTCTTAGGTAGATCTGGATTAAAGAATTGTGCGGCACCACTTGAAACAAAGTTAGCTCTATAGAGATTAAATGTTAGATCTTCATATTGAGAAGGTGTCCAAGTAGAAGCATTTTGTGACTTGAACAATGAACCCAGAAGTGGTTGAGTAGAAACAATAATCTGTCCTTCCTCTTGTCCAAGTGTAGAAATATCAGTTTCACCAAGTCTAGAAATCCAAACAGAGTACTCTGTATTCTGAGACAAGAACACAACACAATATTCTCTCAATGTCTCCATATACACAGGTGCATGGAACTTAATGTTATAAGGAATACTAGAGTCATCTGAAACAGTAATGGTTCTAGGATCAATTACAACCTCAGAGTATGGTAGAACCTTTTTGGTTGGAGTTCCAAATGCAACTTCTCTCAACTGACAAACAGCAGGTGTCAAACTAGTCTCTGGTTTTGCTGCAAAGAAAACATCAATAGAAGATACAAATATACCAGTGGGTTCATCAATATAGAATGACTGTGCCAGTGGATCTGTCCATGCGCGTCCGTTCCAACCACCATGACCAGCTGGCATCGAGCCCGGCCGGGGAGGCCTTGGAGTTGGGGGACTTGGTGGAGATGGTGGTGGAGATGGTGGCGGAACGAAGATTTGTTCTACATCTTCGTAGACAACAGTTGGTGCTGCCGAGATAACTTGTACTTCACTAAAGTTAGGATCGACATCGATATCAGCGTTAATAAGTGATAGTGTCGTTTCTTGAGTAGTATCAAGACTACCTTGAGAGTAGAAAGTAGTTTCAGCTTCACTACTAAATGTTCCAGCAACTTTGCTATTGGTAACACTAGTTGTCAACCTCATCCTGTTGATACCAGTTTCAAATAACTGATTGCTTGGATTATTTGAAGGTGGAACCATGAATGAATAGATCAAAGTTCCAAGTCTATCTGAAACAAGTCTAACCCTAGTAAGGGTAGCAGAAGCACCACTAGAAAGACCATTCAAGATCATAGTCTCGGCAACATAACCATCAAATTGTGGGTTCTGTTCATCCTGAAGTGAGAAAGTATCAATATTCAGAAGTGTAGATGTTTCTGAGTATTCATCAGGAACTACTTGATCCTTATTGTAAGGACTGAACTCATATCTTTCAGATGGATTGTTATACTCACCATACTTGTGATTTGATGATGCAACTCTGAATGCAATAGCAGGAACTACTCCAAACGTAACATTTTGAGTTTGGTCGAAGGACGGCATAACACCAATAACAACTTCTCCGACTTCAAATGCACCATTGGTCATTTGAATTTCTAGAAGTTTTGGAGTACAGAAAGGATTGACATCAACAGAATCAAAGAAGGAATACATTCTTGTGTATGGCTTCAATGAAGTACCATTACACTCAATATTTCTGGATCTCATGAAGTGAATAACTTCACGACTGACGACAGAATCACCAAGACTCTCCGTGTCAATTCTTTCAGTTATGGTAAACTTTTCACCACTTCTCTGTTGATCTAAAGATATAACCTGAGTGTTAGTTGTAGTAACATCAACCATACCATAACCAGGATCCTGAACCACTGTTTGGGTTACCTCATTATTGATGGCTGTTGTTTCCCAAGAATCCCAAATAACAGGAGTAATACCAACACGATTTCCATCCTCAGCTGATGAAATTTCTGCTTGAAGTAAATTTGTTATAGATTCAAATGAACCTTCCATAGTAACTTCATTGGCTTGAATTTGATTAACATCAATCCAAACATCACTGGTAGGTGTCATTGAAATGTGACCAGCCCAGAACACAACCATGTATGGAGTAATACTCTCAACTCTTGTTGCGAATGGGTTCTTCAACCACTCAACTTCCTCAAATTCTAGACAGAGAACAGAATCCATTCTCCTAACATTAGTTCCAAGAATATCTGCAAATCTGACATCTTGATTAGCAGATGTGGTACTTCCAATACCAGCAATAGTTGTATTTCCAAGTGTTAGATTGAAAGCATTGGTGTAGTGTGCAGGCCTGAGGATAGATCTCTTTCTATCGATACTGTTTCTGACACCAAGATTTGGATCCTGTGGAATAGTTGATTTAAAGTTGTCAACAAAGATACCAGACTTAAATCTATCAAAACCATTTGCATCTGGTGTAAACTGATTGATAGCATTGGTTTCAAGTTGACTGAGTGCTGTATAATATTCTAGATTACTGAGTCTCTTTTCCAACCTAGCAATATCAGTCATCTGATATCTCTTATGGCTGATGAATTTGACCTTAGCATCCTCTACATTATAGAGATATGGGGGTAATTCGATCTCCGCAACATTCATAGATCCTGATGTTGGATTAGGATGCTTTGGATTATCAGAAGCAACACCAAGTTTATTGACAAACCTACCTTCTGGAGAAAGGTAGATCGAATCGATTCTTCCAAGATAGTATTGAAAATCAACATTGATGGATTCATCAGATGCGATAATGTTCTTAGAACTATGTTGGTTTCCAGAGAATGATCTACCTAAGAACTCGAATGGTGACCTTTGACCTGCGGCAACAGTGTAGTTAGATACTCTAGGACGAGCATCGATAATATCTGTATTTCTGAATCCATTATATGATTGGATCTCTTTACCATAATCGAAAGTCAAATATGATGATGCTGTAGTAATATCTCCATCATCAGCACTATCATAAGTGGAAGATACATAACATACTTTCAGAGGACCATTGGGTTTCTGTGATCCACGCTTTCTCTTTATTCTTGAAACACCATAGAAAGTATCTGATTGACCATTGATGAATGAGAAGTCAGAAAGAATATTCTTATCTCCCTCATCAATACTCAGTGCTACTGCAGAAACACCAGATTCCTTAAAGTTTATAACCTCACCATTGACAAATTTGATATCAGTACTGAAGATGAACTCAATACTAGTGTCACTCTTCTTAGCGAAGTAGAATGCTCTAGCTCCACTTAATGTACCAATGATAGTATCACCAACAATTAAATCATTAGTAGTAGATGTAGGACCATCAAGTGACCCTGCTGTCATACTTGGGAGATTAGGATTTGACGCGTCATTACTTTCATATATTGCATGGATACCAATGACATCAGGAACATTGATACTAATCTCTTCGTCCTGAACCCTAGTTCCATATGCATAGTTACCATACTCAAGTCCATCATTCAATGTGGTTCCACCGATACCCGATGATGAATTGGTGGACTTGTTAATGATTACAGTTTCTGTGGAGTTTTTCTTCTTCAGTTTAGACTTAATCTTACTCTTAGAAATAGTAGAAACTAGAGTACATCCGCTATCATTGGAACCAAGTCCATTGATTACAAGAGTTGTGTTTCCACCACTGAATATAAACTTGTCTTGAGTCAGAATTTCAAACTGACCATTTGAACGAACAAGTGTATATCTCTCTTCATCAAAAGGAAGGAAAGTTTCATTAGTACCAGCATTTACAGAACTCATCGTTCCGTTAGTAATTGATACTGTGAATGTTTTACGAATTGCAACATTCGAAGAAGTAGTATCAACTTCAGATACATTGCGTTTTGGCATCTCACTGAAGAGTGTTCTTCCTCCAGCAAGACTACTTGGGTCACCAACTCTTTGTTGTCTTGTTTCAACAATTGAAAGATCAGAAACAGAAATATCCGATGTTGGAAGGTCACCTATGATATAGTTTGTGACATTTTGTACTGGTTCAATTGTCAATCTACTAGGACTAACATTAGTAACTCTTGCCAATGAAGGAACATCATTGGTAGATATAGAGTACTGAATAATGTTTCCTGTAGAAGTAATACCAGGCCAAGATGTTGATGGTGTTGTGATGATGGATGCTCCACCACTTTCTGCAGAAATTGAAGCAATACCAACAGAAGTTTTAGGGCTCTGGATCAAATCACCACTAAAGATGTTTCCACTAATACTAGAATATAGTGACTTGATATCAGAAATTTCATAGTTAGTTACTGAAGTAACTGTTCTGGAAATAACTTGATCTCCATTGAAGGACAATCTCTCTCCAGTAATGAATTGACCTTTTACGTCATATACAATTAGGGTGGTTCCTGTTGAATTACTTCTAAGGAATGCGGTAGCACCACTATTCTCACCCTTCACACGCGTGGGGGTATTGAGAGTAATAGATTGATTGATATCCAAGTATGTGTAGGTTTGGAGATCAAATAGTGCAATGTCCCACTGATTCAGATCTGGAGATCCAGTGTTATATGATCCAGATTCGAGCACAATATCATATACTCTGGCAAGACCAATCTCAATACCAGCAGCTGTTGTTTGATTGTTACCAACTCTCTCGCTTCTTAATTCGATATAATTGTCATTATCAAATCCCAAAGTCGGTGAACCATAAACTCTATTCAGAGTAAATGATGGACCAAAGTTAAAGTTTACACCTTGAGATTGGAGAAGTTTTGTTGTTCTTGGCTTATATGAATCTACATACGTTGGAGAAATGATATCGAGTTCATAACCCTTAACATACGCTTTACCTGGTGAGATCTTATAGATTGCCAGATCTTCACTAGGTACACTTCCATTATCTGTCGTTTGACCTTCTTTGTATATACCTCTATTTCCAATCTCATCATTGAGAGATTCTTTAACCGTAGTGACAAATTCTTTAACATAGTAATGGCCGGACTCATCAAAAGTCCTCCTTGCCATTTCGTCACCTAAAAAATTATATTCTGTGCCAGCATTACTCTCTCTAAGAATACCATTCTTTACTTCTGCCAACTGAACAAAGTTGGAGTCCTCAAAATCATCAAGATCTCTCTTTCCTAGAACAGCAGTAACTTGCAGTCTATCAGCACCTGGTGCGGTATAGTTAGAGAATCCTTTAGCATTATCGTTCAGGGATGGATCTTCATCAGAAGAAACAACAAATTCACTAATATCGAAACCAATTCTGAAATTGGGCTTATTAGAATACTGATCAAGAATCAGAATATCATCATAAACATTTACAAAAGTTCCTCTAAGATAGTAAACACCATTACTGATGGCGTAGGCAGAACCAACCTCAGCAGCGTTTTGTGTTAGTGTTTTTGCAAATCCTTCACCAGATGCAATAAATGTGGTTGCATAAGAAATTGGTTCAGTGAGAGTTAGAATCTCATCACTCAAAAATGGATCTGATCCCGCATCACCACCACCTGATTCAAAATAATTCACATAAAGAGTATAGTTACCCTTTTCCGATTCTTCATTGGTGATGTACTTTACAACCTGAGCTGTTACTCCAGATACACTTCCTCTAATTGTTTTACCAATTAGTTGATCCAAGTAAAGAGATACTGGAACACCGAGAAATGTATCTTCAATTTGAATGGCATTAAAGTCACTCAAATATGTGAGTTGACCAGGAATAACCTTGGCTCCCTCTTTGAATACATGGTTGCCAAATTGTTCTACCTGATTCTGCAGAATAGACTGAAGATTATTCAGCTCTCTGGCTTGAACCGGATATGCTGGCTTGAATAATACCTTGTAGTAGTTACTCTGAGGATCAAAGTCGTCAAAGTAAGGAGCAACGTTTAGGTTAGTTTCCTGTGGCATAATTCTTTAGAATTGCAAGATAATCTTTACGTCTTCTTTCTGAGATGATGAACGAGTGACCGATGGTCTGTTATCAACATAAATTATATTTCCAGTGTATTTCTCAATTTCTGGTTGAGAGATACCATTTACGAAATTCTGACCCAGATAGTAGGTACGACTATTTATCACTGTAGAAACACCCTGAAATGAGGTATCAACACCAAGATTATTACTACCACCAAAAATAGTAAAACTTCCACCTGGATTGATATTCTCAGTGAATCTGTTCACTCTGAATCCATAAACAGCACTGGTTGGATCAGGATTACCTTCAGAGTTGAATCCAGTATTTGTTCTATCTTGCCAATACTTCAGAACACCAGTAATTGGATCATATGATACAACTCTACCAACTGCAGTTGATCCAAATCCAACAGTTTGTGTGACATATGAGTCATACACAAATGATGTTTCACTATAACCAGTACCAGTAAGCCTGAGTGCATAAACTGCACTGGCCTTATCTGTGGTCAGTATCTCTTCAGTTCCTTGTGCATCTGGATCTTTAACAATTCCAACTCTTGAGAACTGGTTACCTGTAACAAAGTCAGGGTTCTCAGTATCATTCTCAAACCTGGCATAACTCATAACATTGTATGCACCAAGTTCATTGTAAATGTCATAACCATGACCACCTTTTGGGGGAATGATGACATTGAACAATGGAGTAGTAGTTCCAGTAGGAACACCACCAGCCACAAGATCTACAGTTCCAAATGTATATCCTCTACCACCTTTTGATACTACAATAGATTCAACCTTTGATTCATTATTAACAGTGATGGTTGCTTGACCACCTTCACCATCACCAAGAATAGGGACACCAGTATATGTTATATTTGCAGTTCCTACACCAACTCCACGATTTTTGATAGTGATGACCTTCAGCTGACCTGAAACTCTGGAGTTTGCTCTAACAGAAGCAGTTTTGGTATTTGTTTCCCAATCAGTTGGAACGGGAATATAATTCGTAGAATCAAACTTGATAGCGTCACTAGGAGCAATGCTATACAGATACTTCCAAACATATCCATCACCACTACTACCAGCTTCTCTTGGTTCTAAATCAGTGAATTGTGGTTCATCCAAAGAAGGACCACCCTGATAGTTATTCTCAGGAGTTGCATTATTGAACAAACAAATATACACCCTATAATCTGAATTGACTACAAAGTAGTTTGCGGAATACAGATCAAAGGAACCTGATGGCTCAGAAGGATTGTCCCTACTGATATCATTTCTGAACATATCATAAGTGATACCAGAAGTCCATACGGTCTTCTTAACAACTTGAGTCACATCACCAGGATTGATCCTTTTCAATGCAATCATCGTGTCATAGTCATCATCATATTGTGAAAAACTATCTTTAGGACTAGGAGGATCCTGATCCCAAGTAGGAGAGTAATCTAATGCATTCGGGAGACCAATAAATGCATAGTGTGAACTTGATGCTGTCTGAACACCAGCAACAAAATTCTTTGCATTTAAAATACGAAGTTGGTCAGTAATTATCGCTGCCATGTGTACAAGAAGTTTTTATTATTTATAGGGTTATCTGAGAGTTGGATAGATAAAAATAGTTCCACCCATTCCAGTATGTGATGCACATTGATAATATAGTGTATCTGGAGCGTTGAAAGGTACTGTAAACGACACACCTCCATTTGTTTGTCCATTACCAACAACACCATTATCATATGGGGTACCAATAGTTCCATTCGGAGTCTCCTGAATCTGGAATGGATGGATTCCCATCTCATTAACAAACACATATAATCTACCTCTTGCAAGATAGATATCAGGATCATTTGTTGCTTCAGTGAATCCAACACCAGTGAAGGTATAATGATTAGATCCAACAGCACCCAGAGTCCATTGACCAGAAGTCATGTTTGAACCATCACCAATGTATGATGTTGCGGTCAATGTACCATCGACTGCATTGGTAATAAATCCAGCACCATTTGTTAATTGGTTAGTGTTAGTGAAGGATGTTGTAATGAATCCTGCATCATTTGTTAATTGGTTAGTGTTAGTAAATGATGTTGTGATGAAACCAGCACCATTGGTCAGTTGATTATTGTTTGTTGGTACTGTTGGTTGATTGGCTAGGTCGTTATAATCACCAGAGAATGTCCCAATACCAGATATTGTGACTCTGCCATTGGCGAGAGTGGATACTGATAAGTGATCTCCAAAATCTATTGTTCCTGCAGTTCCTACAACAGTTCCACCATCTTCAATAATGGTACCAGAACCAGAACCAATAACACCAGTTAGTCCAGAACCATCACCTAAGAAAGCTGTTGCAGTTATGATTCCCGTAGTATTGATGCTGTCAGCTGTTCCAACACCTGCCTGAACACCAGTTAGGTTACTACCATCACCTATGAATGAGTTGGCAGTAACATTACCAGTAGCAGTAATATCTTGACCAGTGTATGTGGTAGCATCAACATTACCAGTAACAATAACACTTTGACCAGTGTATGTGGTAACACCACTCAAGTTACCAGTGGATGGAGTCCAAATTAGATCTCCAACATTCACTGTTTCGTGATTACTTACACCAGTATCAGCGTCATTAATAAATGATACTCTTCTTCCTGTTGTAGATGTAGTATCTGTTACCGCTAAAACCGAATCACTACTATCAGAATTTCCACTAATTTGTGATGCTGTAATTGAATTGGTGTATATATCTACAGCCTCAATGGAGGTGACACCAGTAACAATACCAAGAGTAGAGACACCAGCAACAACCAAACTGTCTGTTCTGGTATTAGCTGTGGCAGCCAATCCAGTAACAGTGTAGATAGCAGTGGTTCCAGTACCACTAAATTGTGCTTCTATCTCCCCTTCATACCTGAAATCAACAGTAGTAAATCCAGAACCAACAACTACATCATCAAGTTTCAATCCAACTGATTTTGATGCAGTTACATTCGTAAGTCCAGAACCATCACCACTAACGGTTGTTGCGTCAATATTGGTTGCGTAAATTTGATCAGATGAAAGTGATTGAACAGAAGTTACAATACCAAGAGTGGATACACCAAGAATCTCAAGATTTTGGAAAACTTGAACTGATCTAACTGGAACAACACCGGTAATATTTGTTCCATCACCATAATAAGTTGCACCAGTTACAATACCTAATGTAGAAATACCAGTTGTAATTAATTCATTAGCCTCAATACAATCGACATCTAGCTTACCAATTTCAATATCAGGAATTCCTGTAAGTCCTTGAGCGTTTGTAGCTACTGTGGATATTCCAGATATTGTGGCATAAGTTGCAATTCCTGATGTTGTAGAGTAGGTTGCAATACCAGCTATTTCCGAATACCCAGCAAAGGTTGCATCAGTTGCAAGTCCAGCAGTTGTTGCGTAAGTTGCAATGCCAGCCAGAGGTGAATATGATGAGAAAGTGGAGTTTGTAGAAATACCTGCTGTCTCGGCATATGTGGATATAGTGGATAATCCAGATGTGGTCGAGAAACCAGATACAACCGAATACCCAGCAAAGGTTGCATCAGTTGCAAGTCCAGCAGTTGTTGCGTAAGTTGCAATACCAGAATTTGTTGCGTAAGTTGCAATACCAGAAACGTCTGAGTATTCTGCAAAATCTACATAATTATTTAAAATCTCAATGACGCCACCCATAACATTATGAGCAGTACACTGATAGTACAGGTGCTTCGGAGCATCAAAATGAACATCGAATATCAGATCACCATTTACTACTCCGTTATTGGTGATTCCAATTGTATATGCTGATCCAACAGAACCATTTGGTGTTTCTTGAATCTGGAAAGGATGTACTCCTAACTGATTAGTAAATCTATAAACCTGACCTCTTGTCAAATAAAGAATAGGATTGGTTTCTATACCAGTGAATCCATTTCCAGTAAATGTATAATTGCTTGTGCCACCTGCACCTATAACCCAAGAACCAGTGAAAGAAGAAATTCCAGCAGTTATTGAATGTGTAGATAAGGTAGAAATTCCTGATATTTCTGCAAATCCAGCAAAGGTTGCATCGGTTGCAAGTCCAGCAGTTGTTGCAAAGGTTGCAATACCAGACAAACCAGAGAATGTAGATACTCCACTAGATGATGCGTAAGTTGCAATACCAGATGTTTCTGAATAACCAGCAAAGGTTGCATCGGTTGCAAGTCCAGCAACTGCTGAATATTGAATATTGTTAATATTTGCACCATCACCATACAGGTTAGTGGCATAAACTTCTGTGGACTGGATTGATGGTACTCCAGTAACAATACCTAAAGTAGATATACCTGATACAACTAATGAGACACTTGAAACTCTTTCTGTTGTGGCCAATCCGGTGATCTGTGATCCATCACCAACCAAAGTGCCACCAATAACAGCACCACTACATTCAACCCTCGGAGTGTAGATAGTACCAATACCCATAGATTCGGTACTGGTAACTACACCAAGAGTTGAGACACCAACAACTACCAGTGATTCGGAATTGATGTTTTCTGTATTAGCCAATCCAGTGATTGTTACTTCCCCAGTAGGGGATGAAACACTAACGAAATCACCGCCAACAATACTGGTTACAATACCTGAGAATATGTTAGTTCCATCCCCAAGTGAGGAGTAGATCTCATCAAAATTAGTATTGATTTTGCCACCTGCTTCTCGCAGAGTATCACCAGTTCCATCATTAGCAGTGGTTCCTGTGTTTATACCTAATTTTGCCATTACTCGCCAGGTATTTTATCGTAGAAGTATTTAGATAACATATATCACTACACTCTTGGAGTATCATCATAAGGGATAATATCATATCCTCTGAATTTCAAATCATTGTGTCTTCTCACATAAGTTGAAGTTGTCAGACCCGCATATCCGTTTCCACCATAGAAGTTGAAACTTTGTGCATCTGGTCTACCTTTGATATCAATCTTACCCCAACTATATCTACCCAGGATTTGAGAAGAAGCGACAGTTCCAGAATAAACAACATATTCTTGAGTATCCATTGAATACGCTGTCGAATCAAGTGTCTCACTATTATTGTCAAAAGAAACACCACCAATGGGTTGTCCAACAATATTTGTGAACACTCTTCTTACATCAGTAACACCAACTCCAATGACATTCTTACTTACAGTAGTAACATGATCGACCTGATAGATGTTGTCCAAAGAATCTGTGGAAACACCAATTCTGGTAGTATTGTCAATTTCCTTAGTAACAACTGTTCCACTAGAATGTGATCCATTTGAATCAAACACAGTGAAGAAGTCACCAGTAGAAATGCCACTAATAGTTGTATCGTCAGAAACCAAATCTTGATCTCTCATCCAACTATCGAATGGAATATGGAAGTCGAATATGAGTTGAGTTTTGTCTCCAACAGTATTAGTTCCAAATCCAACAATAATACCATAATCACCAGAGTAATCACTTACATCAACAATCTCAATTGGATATCTTGGTGGTTCAACCAAAACAACTGGAGGATTATCTTGAGAATATCCACTACCAGGAGAAACAATATCAAAACCAACTATTCTGTTGTTTTGAGTTATGCTACCAACAACTGCCTTTTGTCCATTGAGTGGAGTTGAAATTGTGATAGTTGGGTTGGCCGTATAACCAAGGCCAGTGTTCACAATATCCATATCAACAATTGATCCTGTTGGTCCAACAATTGCGGTGACAATTCCAGTTTCATTTACATCTTGTGAGATGATCTGAATCTTGTTCTGATACTTCTCATCGGAAGTTTCGTTGAGGCTATCGAATAGTGGTTTCACACTATCAACATACACAACTGAGGTGGTGACACCAATTGATTGGATGAGATATGAGAATGGGAAGATATTTGGCTCATAGTGCATCCTATCCTTACCAACAAACACGCCATCAACAACAACATCACTGAGTTGTTTGGACCAAGAAACTGGTCTAGTGAGTGTTGTATCGGTAGTAACACCGGGTCTGATATATGGAGTTGTGGTTACAGAATCGACAGTGTTGATACCAGTAACTGGTCTATCATTCTGACTCAAACCAATACTCTGACCCCTGAGTGGGTTATTGTTGACATTGAGAATGTCACCCTCTTTGACAGTTTCTAAAATATCTTTGAAAACGACATCCTTATCTCTTGTTCCTTTATAGAAGAACACTTCACCCTTTTCTCCAGCTTTAGGTGCTTCGTTGAATCTGATAACAGACCCACCTTGCATACCGTATGACCTGGTTGGATCTTGTAATACACCATTGATGAATATGAGAAGTGTATTCTCGACAACAATCTGAGATCCTTTTCTTGCAATAATTGCAACACCCTCACCACCAAGTTTGAGGTTGAAGGTTTTGGTCTTTCCATCAAATTCATCACTAATATCATCAAGAACTTGAATTTCACCCAAGAACCAAGAATTGAAAGTATCTCTTTGAGTTCTACCAACATCAACGATAAACTCACTGAAATCAGAACCTGTTGTAGGAATACCAACAGTACCACCAATGGCAACAGTCAGTTGTTGTCTATCACCATATCCAGTTCCTTTGTCTGTCAACTCGAAGTTGATAACACTAGAACCATTACCAACAACAATATCAACTTTAGCTCCAGTTCCAGCGTTACCCAATGAAGAAGAGTTGTATATTAAAGGAACATTGCTATAAGGAAGAGGTGCATCAATAACAACATTTGGAGGAGTAGAATACCCAGAACCACCATTAGTAATAGCAATACCAGTTACATTACCATCAGTAATTGTTGCAGTACCAACATAGTGTGTATTTGGAATACCATTACTATAAGTTTGAACACCAACTCTAACAGTCTGGAGTCCTGAACGATAACCAGAACCACTATTTCCAATGCTAACAGAAGTAACAGCTCCACCAGAAACAATAGCAGTACCACCAGCAGACACAAGAGGTTGATAACCAAAACCAGGTCGAGAACCAACTTCCATCAGAATACCACCTCTTGGGTATGACTGAGTATTGTTTTGTCCGTTATAAGGATCAGCTAAGAATCTAATATTTGTTTCATTAAGAGATTCTGATAGTGAATAAGATGGGAACTCATCTTTTCCATTTCTAGAAACTCCGTCAGGATGTTGGAATATACCATTAACTAATACAACTGCATTATCAGTAGATATACCGGTAACACTGTCACCTTCATATTTCAAAACAAAGTCACTTCTAATACCAGTGAAGTTATTAGAGATGTCATCATATACGTGATTGAGTGCGTAGTTCTCAGTACTAATACCCAAACCTTGGAAAGATGTTCTATTGAACACTCTTCCCTGGAATGATGAGTGAGTTGTAATACCAGTCCAATCGAATTCATCAGGATCAGTTGTTGTACTAAGAGGTATAGATCCTTTTGGAGATTGAATAAAGTTAATTGAGTTTTCAACAATATTATACTGACCGGTAACTTTAACTACTGAACTGTTGATATTGTGTGTTGCAAGTCTCGATCCCATCATCCCTCTAACAACTTTCATGTAGTAGTTGCCATCATTGGGTTCGAACCATGTAGCAATTACCAACATATACTCATCATCGATTCTGACAATATCATCAGAGAAGAATGAAGTGATACCGGCAACTCTAATTTCTGTTTGAGTTGCAACAGTAACCGTGTTGACTGTAGAGATATCCGTATCCGCTAGTGGTGATTGAATCATATTATCAATCAGGATCATAGTTCTCTCTTCAGTTTTCTGAGATTTGATTTGGTGGAAAGTACCAATACCAGCAGATGTAATCTGGAAGGTTTTTGGTTGATTCAGAAGTGCGTCAGCCGCAGATTCTGCAAATGCAACCTTTGCGTCATTGTACTTAACAATATAACAATCTCTAGGAAGTTTGTCAGTTGTAACACCAGCAACTGATGTTGCCGCAATTCCAATTCTATTGACAGAAGTTCCAAGTCTACCTTCGTTTCCGTTATAGAGAATACGATCACCAGTTTCGAACTTATGATAAGGAAGAGTGACAGTATTGGTACCAACACCAACAATATCGTCAGAACTTCCATCGAAGTTTCTAATGAAGATGTCATCTCCATCCGTCTTCATAAGGAATTTGGACTGCTGTTCGAGTTGAGTTGCCTTATACACCTCATTGGTGTTAATAAGTTCATGGTAGTTGGAATCCAAAGTATCTGAATAATCATTACCCAAGAATACTTGAATCTCCATACCATATACCCTAACATCTACATCAATATTAGGTTCTGGTGTAAATGTTAATATAGTATTACTGGTATCTGTATCAATACCAAATGTTCCAATCCCATTTTGTGTACCAGTGATGATACTGGCAAATTCTGTGATATATTCTCGGGTATTTGTATTCATAACCGAGATTTCAGTAAATTCGTGATTACCATTTGTGGTATCACTAGTTGTCACATAATAGGTTGCGGATTCATATGGATATCCATAAGCTGCAATTGAATGTTGTGTTGGTGTTGCAGAAGCAGGAATATTAACATAGTTTGAAAGTAATCTACTAGTTTTCATATTAGTAGATCCAATTCCAACTTCAGAAGCACTGGTCAAAAGTGAAGTAGATGTAGTTGTGACTGCAATTCCAGGATTGGGTTCAAAAGTAATTTCAACATTACTACCGACAATGTTTGCATCAAAGGTTCCAATATCAGAACCAAGATAATACTCATTACCAGTACCAGAAAGTGTTGTCAGGTTTCCGTATTCAACAATACTCACATCTGTTCCATCATGAATAGTATTCAGTTCAACACCATAAGTAATCTCGTTATCTTGCTCATCTGCACCAATCACCAACACTCTAGATTTTGCTGATCTGTAAGTTGTACCATAAGATACAATTGTATCCGATGAACCAGCCCCAATGACTGCATTTTCTGTCTTGAACTCGTTGATAGGTGTAATTGCAATATTATCATTACCAATCAATTGAGAGTTGGTGAACATATTGTCCACAACTAGAGACACTTCATAGTTGTTGAATTGTGCATTGGTTGGGAAGAATCTAAATGTCCACCCAAGTTCATTCTTAACCCACTCAAAATATCCCATTTGGACATTACTGAGCAAATTGGAATATGTATTAGTAAGTGCGTATGAGTTATTGTGAATAAGTGATGTAATGGTAAATTGTCTTTCCTCGATAAAGGTACTATCTTTCACATAAGCGTACATTCTGTTGAATCTAGCACTTTCATCAAATTGACCAAGATCGATGAAAATATCATCTCTGGTATTACTATTGAATGACTTACTGATGTCATCAATGATATAAACTCTATTACTGATAGATTCAAAGTGATCAGTTAGAATTCTATTTTCAAAGTAGATTTCTCCAGAAAGGTGTGACCCATTCAAGAAAGAGGTTCTTTCAGTAACATAATCAAAATCGAAGAATGTATGAATACTAGATTCACTGATAATTTCAACCTTGATGTCAATTTCAGAAGGAGATGTGAGTGGAGTTCTGTCAATATCTGGAGTACTGATAATTTGAAGATCAGAGAATTTCTGAACACCCGCTGGGTGTACAATAGAACTCACAGCATCATCCCACTGATCAAATGGAATTTCTGAAGCGATTGAATATGAGAAGTTCTGATAATACTCATTATTAGGAAGTTTCTGGAGGCTATTATTCATGAAACCAGTACTTCTCTCCCAACCACCAACAACGGTAGCACCTGGAGTTGTTGTGATTTCGGAATCATAGTTCTTAACATCAGAAACGAAACAAATCGCCCCTGTTGTCTGACCCACTAACTTGTCACCAACCTTGAATCCAAGCCTAGATGAAATTTTAGCAACTTCAATGATAGGATTCCAACTCAACACCTTAGCTTTACTTCCACCACCAATGATTGTTTCACCAACTAAAAGGTTACCCTTAGAAATTTGTGGTTTGAAGATCGGCATTGTGGATCTTTGGATAATCTTACCAACAGAACCGCCAATATCATAATCTCCAGCAACATCAGTATCACTGACATAATCACTCATGTCATAGGTTACAGATGCATTGAAACCACCAACATTAGGATCAATAGCAGTAATCTTAAAGTATGCGTAAGTGTGATCTGAAGAGTTGAACCCAAATCCATCAGAACTCAGTGTTGTATTTTCAATAAAGATCTCATCATTAACCTTGAATGGGAAATCTGAAAGATTCTTAATCGGCTTCCTTAGGAAAGCTTGTGCTTTCTTGGTCGAAGAGTTATATGTGATCGAATTGATACCAACACCATTGGAATTGTTGACTGCAACAATTCTTGGCTCAACAGGATACAATCCACTAGTATTTTCTTTGATGTCCACAAAAGGATCACCAAGTTTATACTTCAGATCAACACCAGGAACAACCTTATTGGTGAATCCGTCAATAACGATAAGATCTGGTGAAATTAAGTAGTTCCTACCTTGAGATGCGATGCCAATATAATCAAATGTAGCAAGAGTATCTACTGTGATAACCTCAGGAACATTAGAAACAATTCTCATTGTTTGATCCGTTGGATAATCAAATCCAATCTTATTAGCTTTATACTTTGTTTTTAAAATATTACCAATATTGTTACTCTTGGATAGAATAATAGCATCTCTTCCATTTGCACTTCTCACACTAGTGATTCCGGGCAAACTGAGATAATCGTATCCAGAATTGTTGATATCTACTCCAACAATAGGTCCATTAGCTGTCAGTGACTTTGTTTGATATGTAATTGTAGCGATATTTTGATCCCAATATGATTGGTGAGGAATTTGAGTCAAATTGAAATCAAATGACGTAGATGCAACACCAACAATACTATAAAAACCATTATATTCACTTTGGATGACACCAATTTGATTATGTGATAAAGCTTCTTCATCAACATAATACTCTCTATAGACATTATCGATCTTATCAAGATTCTGCAACTCAAAGTTATACCACAGAGTTTGTGGAATATGATCACTAACATATAATGTCAGTTTTGCATCAGAATCAATACCAGGAAGACCACTGGATGATACTTCAAACTCTCTAGTTTCTGCAGAGGAAATATATGATTCCAGATATTGATAATCTGAGAATATATTCATCTCAAAAGCACTATATCTAGTGTCATTTCTCATAAAAGAAAGAGATGGGTCTGATAAGTCAAACTCCAAGATCTGGTTTCTTCTAATATTGACCAGAGGATTGACTTTAGAGAAAGATCCACTTCCAACTGAGGTCAAATCGACCATATTTGGAGATTGTGAGTTAATATCGAACTTGTGCTCTACAAGTTGAATTTTATCCTTATTATAAGGGATAACATAATACATCGAATTGTCAATCAACCCACCCACAGGACTTTGGGCAAGATATACAACCTTGTCACCCTTGAGGAAATCGTGATTTTCAATTGTGATAGTATTTCTTGTTAAATCTAGTTTAGATGAATTAAAACTTGACTGACCAAAGAGAATTCTTCTGTTTGGTACATTGTAAGTGACAGAAATTACTTCTTTAGTTAATGGCTTCAGATTAAAGGTGATATCATCACCAATCTTCATTCCATGAGTACTTGCAGTAGATACAGTTGCTAAATTCTTATTGATGTTACCTTTAATGACAGAGGAGAAGTTGGAAAGGAAACTCTGATAGTCACCATCACCAGAATTGGTGAAGTACATGAGCCCCTTTCCGTCAGCCGAAACATATTCACCAGTATTACCAATACCCATTCTTTGGGTAGAGATTCCAATAGTATTTGAAGTTAGTGGAACTGCATAAAACTTATCAAAAGTACTGAGTGGTAGATAAGGTGTTCCTTCTACACCATTCCACATCTGAATGGTTGTATTTGAATGAGAATTGTAGTATAATTCATCATTAATAATCAGATTATGATTTGGGATGAAGATTGATTGAGGAGTAAGGAATCTAGATGTAGCTCCTACACCAGAATCAGAAAGGAATGCAGTATAACCAACACCAACTCCAAGAATTGTACCAACACCAACAGATTCTTCTGGGATGAAGTAATACTCTTCATTAGTTCTGAGTTTCTTTGTGGTAGTCAATCCAACAATATTGACTCTAAACTTACGAGGATCTTCTCTAAGTACTGTATTGTTTGTATGTGCAGAACCAACAGTAGAATCCTGTTCTCTTGCAACACGGATCCTGGAAGATCTTCTATCAAGGTTAAGAACCTTAACTCTCTCATCCCCAATAGTGAGAATATCGTTAGGTCTAATAAATGGATACTCTAAAGCTCCAGCAACATAGAAGTATGTTGTGAGACCAGTGACCCCAGAATTATTGACACCGAGAGTTAGTACCGTACTATCGGTTCTGACTCCAACATTATACTGACCATCAAATCCCTTGATATAATCCGAAATGCCATCAATTCTGACACTTTCACCTTGCAACAAGTTTGTTGGAATTGAAGAGAAACCAATATAAGTGTTGGGTGAATTGTCGGCAACAAATTCTATATTGTCAATGATGAAAGAAGTAGATCTAACATCTATTACTGATTTGCCATCAATTATGGAAACTCTTGCTTTAGCGTTTCTTCCACTAGTTCTTTCGTTATTGAATATAAGTTGATCACGAACCTTGTAGTAGTTTCCACCTGTTACAATACCAACACCAGAGATACTTCCTTTTGAAGCTCCAGTAACCTGAAGGCTTTGATCTTGAATACCACTAGAATTTACAATATACTCATATCCAGATCTATCATCATTTAAGTGATATACATCAGTATTTCTGAACCAACCATTTGATTCAAGATCATACTCTTGCTGATTTGAAGAAGATCTTAAGTTAAATGGATTTGGATTAAACTTGAAACTGTCACCAATCACATATGGGAATCTTGGTGACTTAAAGTTCTTGAATACACCCTTAGAACTTATCTCTGAAGTGAAAGTAGCGAAGTATGCATAAGTTCCATTAGGATAGTCTGGTGTTATACAGAACCTACCATTATGCTTATCTAGATCACCTTTATTGGTGAATACATAATCTTCAATGAAGAATGAACCAGGATACAATGATCTGGAAGGTCTATTCTTAGAACTCTCTTCAATACTGATAAGATTGTATCCACTCTCCATCTGCTTGACTTTTCCATTCTTACCATTGGCAAAACCATATGGTCCATAGATTGGATTACCATCATATGCCCACCCAATAATAGGTGAGTGCTTATTACTCTCTACTTCTACACCTCTTCTCTTGGTGAGATCCTTTTTACCATAGTTTTGTGTTCCATCACCTTCCAAAGAATTTACACTTTCGCGTAACTCTCTTGGTGCATAGAGGTGACAAATCTGAAGTTCTTGGGCATCAATGGATTGAGAAATGAAGGAATCAGAATCATCAATATTATTGAGTCTTCTGCGATATTCGTTAATGTTCCAGACATTAAGAATAACATCTACATTAGAATTTCTACCAGAACTTACGACTTCGATTTCTGTGGTATCATTGGAATACCCAAAACCAGATTGTTCAATGACAACATCAACAATTGTGCCATCACGAATAATTGGAGACAGTCTTGCAAACTGACCACCACCACGAAGAATAAGATCGGGAGTTGAGTAATACTCATGACCACCACTTATGATCAAAACATCAACAATCTTTCCATCCAGAATAAGTGGTTTCAGTTTAGCACCTTCTCCTGACTTAAATGTAACTACAGGTGTTCTGTTGAAGTTGATAATTTCGTCAGATCCATAATTCTCACCACCTTCAGTAATATCTACAGAGTCAATATTACCTCTAAAGATTGGTTGTACTTTACAACTAAAATCTTGACCAGAAAGAGTGGAAACACCAACCACACCATTAACTGATACTACAATTGGTTGATAGTTAAAGTATCCATTACCTCTTGATTGAATATCAACATAAATGTTTCTCTCATAGTAATAATCAGTAGCAACACTACCAGTTCCATAAGCAGAAAGTTTAAAGTGGTTGTCGTCTACCTTATGTACATAATAATTGGTATCTTCATCCAGACCAGCAATGTCCACTCCACCAGGAATTCTGTAGTGATTAACTATCTCACCAGATTTGTAACCATGATTGACTATATGGATCGTATCAGTACCAATATTGATACCACCCTCGAAGAATACCTTTCTCTTCTTATTCTGGTAACCACTTCCTGGATTAGTAACAACAACACTGGTTACAATCTTCTTCCTCTCTACCGACTTAATGTCATGAATACCCCTACCAACTTCAGTCAGTGAAATTACATTAACATTATCGTTTGCATCATCAAGTGTATTGTGAAGAGTGACCCTATAAGGATCAACAACATTCACATGATAAAACGCACCAGTTGTCAGACCAACAATACCCTCTTGGCTATTGGTAGCATATACAACTCTCTCATTGTCTCTAAACTTATGGTAAGTAGAGAAACCAATAGTATTTGCAGCGAGGTTAATTCCACCAGTTGGTCCAATAGTGGTAGTACTTACACCTGCATTGAAGGAGATAGAATATACAAGATCAGTAGTATTGACCTCTGCAGATGCACCCTGTCCAGAACCACCGGTAATGGAAACAAAAGGTCTCTCTACATAATCGAAACCAGTGTCAACAATTCTAATATCTTTCAGTGAACCAATTATAGCAGCATTTCCAGTTGCACCACTTCCAATAGGAAGATTATCTTCACCAGTATCAAGATCTCGAATATGAAGGTATGGAGGAGAAATAACATCAAACTCAGATCCACCATCTGCTACCGAAATACCTTTAACTTGACCATAATATATCTTATCACCTGATTTGTAGTTGAGAATTTCTACACCATCAAGAAAAATACCATTATAATTTCCTTGTTCTGTAGGATAGTCACCACTGGTTGTGTCTGGAGCAGCAATTTCCCTTACAATCTTCTGTCCAAGAATATTTTTGTTCCAATACTTATATTCAGAAATGGTAATATTCTCTACTACTCCTTGTAATAGGAGACAATCACCAAAGAATATATCAGACTTACCTCTGGCAAGTTGAATTGTCTGTTGATCGACTCTCTTAACATAGAGAACCATATCACCAAGTCCATCGAACCCATTATACTCTTGAGTTACAATTTGAACACCATCAGGGGTGGTTGTTATAACATCTTTAGCGCCTCTTTGGTAATATACTGTATCACCAGTGTAAAAACCATGATCTACGTTATCAGTTAGCTTAATATTGTATCCATCAGTAGCAGCTCCAGAAAAAGTAAACTTTTTGTCGTTTGGATTGATACTTTTATCAAGAAGACTCGGAATTGAGTTCGAAGCTACTAAAGTATCACCATTAAACTTAGAATAAGTGTTTTGTACGTTTGTTATAAACTCTTTAAGTTTCGGATATTTACGAGTATTGGTTTTTAGTACCTGAGCTTCGACTTTATAAGTGATTCCAAGAGAAAAATTAGCAATTTTCGACTCAGCTGTCACAACAAATGACTTATCACTGGAAATTCTAGTAATTTTAGCATTTACAACCAAACCTGCATTATTATAAACTAAGAGATTGACTCCAGCATAGTAATAATGACTATCAAAAGTCCTAATTTCATAAATTTTCTCATTATCATCAATAACATCAATACCTTCAACATCTAAAGTACTTTTGATGTTAGTAAACCACCCTCTACTTCTAATATCAGTGGGTTCAATACCCAATGACTTGATATAAATCTCATCATTCTTCTGAATAAGAGTAGATTTGTCGTTTTCAGTGAATTCATCCAAAGAACAACCAATTCTAACCCTTACAATGTTATCAGTACCCATACCAACGTAAGAGTATGAGTAATCATCTTCTAAAACTTCAATATTTTCAGAAATATTACCAACAATACCCTCAACACGAAGGAATTGGTTTACAGATTTATCAAGATAGTTCAATCTGATGGAATTTCCATCCGTATCAGTCGTGATAAGGTAACCAGTTTGTGCAAATCCGACTGTAGAGTCCACATCAAGGATGGTAGAACCCACACTAACCTGGTTTAGGAGCCTTGTTTTAGGATTAATCTTGAAATCCGCAAACTTAGTTCCACTAACATCAATATCACGGTCATATCCAAGGTCAATACCTATCTGATAGAACTGACCTTTGTCATAATTGATTGGTTCAACCTTTGTAATGGTGGCTTTAGCACCAGTAGAGACCTGAAATAAGGTCTGATTGTCCAAATCAAGAGGATTTCCCTCAAGACGCTCAACAACCATGTCTTCAGTGACCCTATAATCAGCATCAGAAGGTCTAAAGAGGAACTCAGAAGGTCTAATTACGTCAGATTCCTTGCCATATAAGGCATTGAAGAGCATCTTAAAGGAAGAATCTGTTCCTTTTGCCTGATAAAATGACTTTAGACCATAAATTAGGTTCCTTCTATCAAGATTTTCATCTAATGGTCTATTATCAAACCCAGGAGCAAACTGCTTTTTCAGTTTTTTGAAGAATTCTTGAAGAAAAAGTACATTTAGGTTGATAATTTGTACATCAGCCTTATGTTCTTCCGATTCTGTGGACTGAAAAACGAGTTGTTCTGGGTTATCAAGTGAAATATACGAGCTAATTCCACTAAAACCTCTTACACAACCCTCAAAAGTGGTGTTAGTTTTGGTTTTATAGTAGATAATTTCATTATCGATCTGAATTAGACCATCATTATCAGGAAATCCGTCAGTAAAGTTACCTTTATATGAAGTTTCAATCGTCGTATCAACAAAATCAATATCATATCTAAGCACACTGCTATTGGAGAGATTGAAAATCTCGTCCAATTTCACATATTTGTCAATATTTTGAACGATATCGAGTGTTCCGCTCTCAAATTCTTGTGAAACATAATATTGTTTTAGAAATTCTGGTAGCAAAGGGAATTCTTCCCTCACATACCGCGGAAGTTGAGATTCTACGATATCCTGAAACTTTACTCTATCTACTGACATTTCTTATTAGTACGATGACGAAGTAGTGTTATTAGTATTTACCACACTTCTTAAACCTCTATTTGAGACGGTATTTCTTACAACTGGTGTATCTTCAGAAGTATTAATAACGGGTGTTCCTCTAACAAAAGAGGTTTTTCCATGACTAGAAGATACAATGTAATTACTACCAGAAACATCATTACCAGAAGAAATACGATCTGATACCATATTGATATTTGTATTATTCATATCTAATTGAAGATACAAATCTTGAAGACCAATCACATCATTAGAGAAAGGTGTTGCTGAAATCTGAATAACATCAACAATTCCATTCTTAGTTGAAGTTGAAATCACATTAATAGGATTAAGCCTAACTTCTCCTTTTACATAATCAACATATCCAATATTTTGTTTTATGATAACTGGTTCTGATGGAGATCTCAATTTAAATAACATAACATAACCCCTACTCATATCACCATAAGGAACATCACCAAGATAAACAGTATCACTAATACCAGATACTCTAAATCCAGAAGAACGAATATTATATCCAGAACTCTTTACATAGAATCTATTACCAAAACATATCTCATATTCTGCAAAAGTATTAAGAGTAGGAACCATATCTCTTCTAATTGAGATATTAGTAATATTTGATGTAATGGATTCATTACTATCATCAATAATTCTCAAATACTTACTATACTTAAATCTTGCACCAAACTTATTCAATTGTGTAGAGTTTGCATATGAATTAATATTAGCTCTTACAATACTAGAAACATAATCAGGTGAAGGTGCCAGATTGGTATTATAATATACATCCGAATCTGCTTCCAGATACAAATACTTCAAATCTACAATCTCAGGTATAATACCTGTAACAGAGTATTTCTTAAGTTCGTTCTTTATATTTGTTTTGATTGTTGTAGAAAGATATTCACCATGTTGTGGTTTAACACTGATAAACACTTTACCAAATGCTGGTGGATTCAAATCCTCACCACCATATGCAGATACTGATTGAGTTTCTGCATAGATTCTAGGAATCAATGATTCATAATCATTAGAAGTTACTGCCCGATTCTGTGCAGCGTAAATCAGAGGTGCATACTTCTTAATAGAAGATACACTCTCAATTTCTGCACCACCATAAGATGGTGTTGATGTTGTGATGAATGATACACCACCTGTAATAACCTTTCCGTTATTATCTACTAATCTTCCAGAGTATTCAAATTTCTCAATATTGTCACCATCAGCTCCATCTGTGATAATATATGATGCTTTGATAAAATTGGGTTCTTGTAGTTTAACACCAAACTTACCATCACCAAATAAAAGTTCATATCTTTCTGACTCCGCTTCTTGTAGGAAGAATACTGCAGAACTACCATCAACACCAAAAAGGCTATTGAATTGTGAAAACTTTCTAGAAACTGATGATTGCTCAGAGTTGAATACAGAAACATTCAACAAATCCGTATCAATACCAACGTTGGGTAGAATGAATCTTTGATTTGGATTTCTTGATGAAACTGTGAAAGTTTGTTCTATAAAGGTTCCTTGGTAGATACTAATATCGATAAATCTAGCTTCACCAGAATCATTAATAGGAACAGTGATATCTGATGGAATACAGAAGGTATAAGATTTTCTAGAAAATTTCTTTGAGGTAATTGCAACAATACCAGCCTTAAGTGTCAGTGTTGATGCGACAAGTCCAGTAGCATTAACAACAAAGGATACTTTAGCTACCGATGCGGTCTTAGATCTAGGAACATAACCAATATTACGTGCTAGAGAAACAACATTCTCTCGAAGAGTAGCACTATCAATAAACACCTCATTCGTCACCATGTTGGTGTTGTATGAAGTAATATAAGTGTTATATGCTAACGTATCGATAATTGTTGATAAGTTAGAACCTTCAAAATCATAATCCGTGAAATTTGAATTAACACGGAGATAATCTTTGATAGATTCCTTTATCTGGTCAAAATCGACATTTGAAAAATTAACTAAAGGCATTTACCTAGTGGGTTCTAAAACGAACGTAAGTTCTTGTACTTCTGATGTGCCAACAATTTCATACTTAATCCGACAATTGAATTCATTGTTGTCGTAATCTGGAGTAACTACAACCTCAAGAAGTTTAACTCTAGGTTCAAAGGATCTAATTGTATAATCAATTTCACCTTTAATCTGAGTAGCAGTAATCTGATCTAAACTTTCAAATAATAATTCAGATACCCTACTACCAATAGATGGTTGAAAGGGTTTTTCACCAGGAACAGTGAAGATTAGATTACGAAGTGAACGAGCAATGGCATTCTCATTCTTCAGTGCAATCAGATCATCATTCATTGGATTGATCTGAAAAGTTGCACTAATATCTTTGAAGCCTTTGCTTATTCTTTCAATTGGCACTTATTTGTAATACAAGAATACTCCTATATTTAGGTAGTTAATCCTCAATAAGTGTTACTGGTTGAGAGCCACAAGTACACTGATGATTAGGGTCAGAACAATCAGTTGTTTCAAAAAGTCCATCTGTGTTAACTTTCCTCATTTGTCTGGGAGTTTCTTTGTCATTTGCAATTTCTCTCAAGAATTCATGTTCACCCATCTTCTTTCTCCTTTTATTATATCTATAAGCATTAAAAAAGACCCTATCTCTAGGGTCTCTTAGATTAACGTCCTTGTCCGCGATAACGTTTTGGTTTGTTGTTTCGAGAACTGGCTGCATACTTAGTATGTTTACCAGTACCTTGTCGTGTCTTCTTTGGTGTAGCCTCAATAAAGGAATCACCCATCAATGAACGCTTAAACTTTGCCATTAGTGTAATGTATCTACTTTGTTATTATAAGGGGGTTAGAGGGGATTCTATACCCCTCTGTGACAGTTTATCAAATGATCCTGGTCTTCTCATGACCAACACGAATACGAGGATCACACCAGATATCAATACCAGCTTCAATAGCATCCAAACAGAAGGATACATCTTCACCACACATGTCTTGAACTGCTCCTGATTCAAATACTTGCATCTTAGGAGCGAACCATGGATACTTCATCTCAGGGTGTTCAAACACACCCTTCTTAATCATCACCCAACCGAAACCAGTATAGTCAACAGTAAAGGGCTTCTTACGCTTGGTGATACCATCAACCATCTCATGATTCATCACACCACCATTATTACGGAAGTCATCTTCTTCCAACCAGTGTGCAACTGATGTAGTACGACCATCTTCTGTAGAGTACCAACCAGCAGAGATAGGATGATCCTTACCTTCAATCGTATTACCATCACCATCAACTGCATCAGCAGGTAGTGCTAGATCACACAATTGCCAGAACTTCTCAGAAGTAAAGACAATATCACTATCAATCCACAACTGATAATCATACTGCAACTTACCATCCCATGGAATCTGATCAGGTCCACGAAGAACATTAGCACCAAGACACTTACAGCGTGCAAAGTTTACCATTGAACTATAATCTTGACTGATCTGAATGGCCATACCATTCTGAACCAAATCAAAACAAAGTTGTACAAAGTTCTTTAAGTAAGTATATGAAACACCTCTTCCTGGAAGACAGAATACAATTGTCTTCCCACGCATTCTTGCCTTAATTGCATCATAGTCCCACTCTTGATCAGTAGTATTTGATGATGTCTTTGGCTTTGAAGCTTTTACTGTAAATCCTTTTGCCATTGTAATAGAGTCACTCCATTTCACTCATTATTATACTGGATATTTAGTTGTAAGTCAACCGCAGAAAAAAAGAGAGCCTTTCAGCTCTCTAACTTAATTAAACCATATTCACTCATCACTTCACGAAAGATCTCTTTGAGTTCTTCTCGTTCCTCAGGTGTGAATACAGTTCTAATCTTAACTGGAAAGGGTCCAGGATCCTCTCCAGTAGATCTCTTGGTGAATGAGAGTCCATCACCACTCCCACTCATGTTCTGAGTACTCATTCCCATTTAATAACTTACCTCCTCTAATATTTTAGGTTCGTCACATACTTCATACTGACACTTAACACCTTCCATAAAATAATGTTCCCACAAACCATTAAATGAATCTTCATTTAAATTATGATGCAAACACTTACCCTCTGAATAAATGTGAAACACTTTGTTAGTCATAGAACCTCCAAAATTATACATTATCTAGTAGTTCAGAAAGAATATTATTTTCTTCCTGATCCCTAGGAAGTTGATAATTCATAATCAACAACTCCTCCTTCTTATTCTTATTCTCCTTACGATGAGCTAAACTATAGCGAAACTCAAACGTCTCCATATGATAATCAGCAAACTGCTCACGTAACCATGGGTGCTCATTATAAGTAATCATCCAGTTATGTGGACTACCCTTACATGATTCAACAAAGTCCTCATGCACAAAACCCGTATGCATCTCTTTGTTCTTACCATAAAGCATGTCCTTAATGAGATAAGGTGGATCCAAAAAGACAAATACATCCTCACCAGGAGCCGTCATTAAGTCCCTATAGTCCCCATTAGTAATCCTCCAGGGTTGGATTATATTACTAATTTCTGGGAGTTTTTTTATTTTAGTTTGATTAAAAATAGTGTTCTTATAAGCATCACGAATAAACGCATTCTTATTCTGTTCTGTAAATCCTCCAAAGGATGTCCTGTTCAAAATATAAAAGGCTGTCGCAAGATCGTGTGGATCTGTAGAAGTCTCGATTAAACTCCTCATGTCTGCATACAATGCTCTGTGTTTCGCCTCTAACTCAGTAACATCAGTAGCTACACATGCCTTATCTTTTAATTCTAAAATACGATTTGTGAGACTATCTGAATTACTCTGTAATTGTGTCCAGAAACAATACAGATTATAATACAAGTCATTCACCCATACAGGAGTCCCTGGATACATCGTAGAGAATGTGAGTGCACAACTCCCACCTCCTAAGAACCCTTCCCGATACTCCTTGATCTGTGAAGGTATCATGTTCTGTCTGAAAAGATAGTAAATGATACGTGACTTCCCTCCTGGATATCGGAGACAATTTGGATACTTTCTTCTTTCTTTCATCGGGGGTTCTCTCTGATACACTTGGAGACTTTCTTATTATAACCTATGGGGGGCCTTGTGCCTAGTGGGAATTTTTCTGAGGGGCTTCGGCATAGTTGGTAAAAAAAAATTGGGGAAGTTTTTTTAAACCGAAAGAAGACTTTTATAGCTTAGATAGAAGGTACTTTTTATATTCGGGGGTAGGCTTCTTATACCTTCCTTATGGCTACGCGATCATAACATAATAACGAATTATACCATATAACTGTCATTTTGTCAAGCCACTGTGTGATACTTAATGAAGTGTCCTATGTGTTACTTAGTGGTGTGACTATGTTATAACAAGGCACAAAAATGACCAGAGGTTATGATCAGGACACCACTCCTAATCGCCTCTGGCCAATGTTAACCACTATTGGACGATAAGACACAAGAACCACCAAGTATCTTATCAGATCTGAGTTTAACGACCTCACCCATGGTCGTAATACTTAGTGTGTTATATCTGCCTTCAATAGTTTATCACATCTGTCTGCTTCTGTTAATACATCATCATCCAACTCATCCCATTCAACATACTCATAAGCCCCTCTATTGGTCTCATAAGTGCCATCACTGTATAGGGGGTGATACATTAGAATAGTGTTGTGATTACCATCCAGTGTGTATGTACAACCGTTGACTTGAGAGATGATGAAGACCAT